CCATTGCGCTTTCCAATGATTGCCCGGTTTCCGGGATTCCGTTTGCCTTCATTTGCAATTCGGTAATTGTCATTCCCTGTTTACGTGCAATTTCCTTAACGGCTTCTACCGCTTCTTTTTGTTCCTTTGTGTACTGTTCAAAAAGTTCTTTATTAATGCCCCCGGCATTTTTGATAACTTCTTCAGCAACCAATTTCGCCTTTTCTTCCAGGCCCTTCGTTGCCTTGTCAATTGCAGCGGTCGTTTCTGCACCTAATTTTTGTGCAAATTCAATCTTTTCTTGATCTGTCATTTTCGTAAATTTTAAATTTTAATAAATTTTGTTTCTTTTAGATAATCCGAAAATCTTTGCGGCTGCTTTTGGCTGGACTTGTCCGGGCCTTCGGCAGTGTCGGTTTCTTCGGTATCTATATCCAAATCATCAGCCATGCCAGTAAGTTCATTGCTACCCTTAACTACTGCGCTGATTTCAATTAGCTTTGCTTCCGTAATTGCGAAAAAATATCCCTGTTCAATCGCTTTATCTTTATTCCCAACGCGATCGATATATTTAAGCCATGCGGCATAATGTTCTTTTTCCTGATCATCGTTAATGCACAACTCCAAACTAACGTAAATCATTCCAACGCTATGCTGATTTATTTGCCCGGTTTGGTATTGATAAAAAACTGAAGGGTTTAAATCCTTTACTATTTTTGAATCCATGAATAAACAGGTTGTGAACCCGTCTATATTTACTCCCAATGATTTCCATTTTACTTTGTTATCGTAAATGTCGATAGGAATTCCCACTTTGCTGGTAACGGCGTCTATATGGTCGTGGTAATGATAAATGTTTCCTTTGTTTTCCGTATAAGATTTTTTAAACAGCCCATCGATATGCACATCGTCGTGGCTATCCAACCAGTTATAAGTATTTGCGATTACGGTTTTTTCAATTTCCTTTAAATCCGCCTGGGCTGCTTTCTGCGCTGCGGTAAAAGATAAATTGCCGGCAAAAACAGTATTATCGCATTTTTTAAATTGCGCCTTTTTCAAACGTATAATTTCGGTTTTGTTTTTCACAATTTCCGAAATAATTTCCTTGTTTGTCGAAAACGTTTTGCCGGCAAAATATTTACTTGTAATCATTTTTTTATCAACTTTTTATCGTTAATCAATTTCCCTTTTAACGCTTTTTTCTTTTTAATATCTTCCAGTTCCTTTGCAGATAGCGTTTTACTGCTGGGCTGGTTGTTGCTGTTGTTGTATTCCATCGGTTAACATATTTATATTTTTAGGATCAATCAAATCACGGATATTTGAATAATACAACACATCATCACCGGGTAATGGTACCAGTTCTTTTGCTATTTTAAATTGTGCAACACTGATTAAATCCATTTTAAACTGCAAAATCAAATCTTCTGTTTGGAATTTACTTGCCTGATATTTTTTAAGTTTATCTGGCTGCATTTCCGGTACATGATCATAACATAATACCAGTTTATCAGTGGACGTTAAAAAGTAAGATGCAAACTGTTGTGCAACGTTCGCCGCACCCGGTATAATATGCTTTGTATAAACTTCTTTTTCCGCGGCTTCCTTGTTGTTAAATGTAGGATTAACGATTGAAAGTAATTCGGTCGGGTACCCGATTGTGTCTGCGATTGCCTTCGTTCCGTTTACAATCGTATCGTTTAATCCAAGTTCGGCTGCGCTGAACCCGGTTTTTTGATAGTTAACCGCTGCATCTGCAATTATTATTTGCGTTTGGTCGGACATCATGCCGTAACCAATTTTAACTTTCTGTTCCAGTTCCAGTTTTTCCTTTGCACCAATTGGTATCTTTGAACCAATGGCTGTCGATACCTGCGGCGTTATTAACCCGGTTGGACCACGATATTTAATTAACGTGCTTTCGCTTTCATAGGCTCCGATAATGTTATTAATCGGGGCGGATAATGATTTTATTTTACTCCCAGGTATAACCATATCCGTTACGGATGGGTTTATATCTGAAATTATAATTACATCTTCAATCGAAAAATTGATACCGCAGATTGTTACCGCCTGAATCCCGCCGTTTACAAAATTAATTGGATGGTAACTTTTTTGTAGCGTAACCAAGTCGGGCGGAACTACCCAAAGGCTTTCGGCTTCGATATTCGGGAATCCGTTCGGCTTAACTGGGAGTATAACCGCATAACCCACCAGATCAATGTAAGTATGAACCTGGCCCATGAATTGAGATCGATTCTGAAACTTATTCGGGTTTTCAATTAACTTTTTAAAGGTTTTTGCGGACGAATTAACAGAATCTTTGCCTAAACTGTTTAATATTTTCAGTTCAAAATTAACAAAAGCCGTCGCCCTGCGGTTAACGATTGCTTGTAAAGGTGGACACTTATCATAAGCCCGAAGGCAGGATCCTGTCCCAGAAAAACTAAACCATTCCTCTAATGCTGATTTGCCATGTCCTGTTAATGAAATTGGGGTAGTCGGGTAATACCCCGCACCCTGATAGTTGCGAGGGTCAATTAACTGTTTAATTGCACTGCCAAAATTGGCCCGTAAAACTTCACGCCCGAACCCTTTTAGGCTCATATTATATTGGATTTAAAAAGGAATTCGCCCCAAATATACAATTTTTTTATAAATATGCAATTATTTTACATACTCATTAAAATTGCATCAGTTACGATTGCATATATTTTGGCATCGATCGCGTGATCGTTGCCGTCTATTGGTTTGTTAGTTGTAAACTCTTCGCCGGTATTTATATTGATTGCCGACGCCCATTTATAACCGTCTACCTCTTTTTTGTAATTTACCGATTCTTTGGTATGATAAAGATTATAGCTTTTTACCTTGTCGATATTTGAAACTTTATTTTTTTTCCATGCTTTATAAACCGGTACGCCAATGTTTACCAGCTCATACATTATACGGGCATCGTGTTCGCTGTATAGCGGCTGTTCAGGGTTCCATCCGTTTTCTATTAAATTTCGCTTAATTATTTCAGCGATTGAACGGCTTTTTTCTTCGTCGCCACGCCCGGCAAAGATGTCATCGGTTGCGACGGTTTCATAAAGGCATTCATGCAAGTAACGGTTTTGCCCTTTAATGCCAATCTTTACCAGAGCGTTCGGGTCATTCGTATAACCGTAATCCACGCCCCAAATTATCCGTTCGCAATCGGCTGGGAATTCATGTTCGTTTGATATGAAGATCAATCCTTTAACCCGACCCGTGCGGCCCCGGCTGTACACTTTAAATAACTCCTGGTCGCTTATGTTTTCGTACGCTTCATGTTCTTCGTCACTTAAGAATGGGTTGTGTATGTGATATGTTATATATCGCTTTACCTTACCGACAAACTGTTTTTCCTTTTGTTCTATCAGTTTTTCATGCGCCCAAAACTTTGTAGTCGGGTTATAATCCAATAAAACTTTGTACCGGGTTTTACGCTGTACCTGCCAAAACAGATCATAAGAAAAAATATTCGCTTCGTTAAAAAAAGCGATATCCCGCTCGGCACCCCTTGCGTCTTGCTCATCTTCAAAACTGGTAAATTCCAATATTGAACCGTTCCACCAGTCGTAAACCTTATCTGTTTTGTTATATGATTTTATTTGCCTGCGAAAGTTTTTAAGCACATATCTTTGAAACATTCTTAGGCATCCCTTTTTTATGTTCGGGCCGTCCTGCCCTATTATCGTTGCCACCCATCCAGGATTTTCGGATAGTTTTTTTGCAATCCATTTAAGGATGTCCGAGGTTTTGCCGGCATCACCACCGCCCTGGCAAATGATTATTTTTTCTTTTGTCGTATCAATTTTTTGGAAAAGTTCGCCGGTTATCATTCGGATTCATCTATTGGGGTTCCTGATACCACCGATTGAATTACAAATGTAGTAGGCATTGAATTGCCTTCAGTGTCGGTATTGGCTTGTTTTGTTGGAGCATAACTGCCCTTTCGTTTGTAAAGTAAATCTGCTGCTTTTGCCACGTCGGACGGTGAAACATTTTTTAAAACAATTTCGCCGTTTATCCATGATTCTACCTGAACGTCGCCACGGGCTATTTTTGAAAGGATTAAATCCAGTTCCTGTTCTGTGGCTATTTGTGCCGAAATTTCGGTACTTAAATTTTTTGATACCAGCGCCTGTCTTTCGGCTTCTTTTGCCTGTAATTGAACCTGATAATCCTCAAATGCAATTAAATACCATTTATTAAACGTATCTTTTGGCGTTTGCCACTGTTTGCCAAAGTTTGCCATAATTTCCACCTTTGTAACCCCTTTTGCCAATTCTTTGCCAATTAATTCAATGCCTTTTATTTTGGATAACTTACCCATATCCCAAATTTACAATATTTATCAACAATAACTATTATCTTATTTTAATCTTTTAGCGCATCAGTTAAAGTCAATTCAATTACTTTTAATTCACAATCAGTTAAAAACCCTTTAGTAACTAATACAGATTTTCCGTTATTATAATTAAAAAAAGTTATAATATTATCGTTTCTTAACGTACCGTCAATATTACCTGCAATGCAGTAATATTCACCATACTTGTAAAATATTAATTGAGTTAAAAACGACATACCGTGGGTTTTATTGGTTGCAATAAGCCCCAATTTTTCTATTATTTCTTTTTCCATATACTATTTTTAAAGTTACTATTTTATTTCAAAATTGCAAGATTAGTTAGTTTTTAACAATTCCCAACTATCATCAGTTAAATCATTTAAAGTATAACCGTCCGGCATTAACACTTCAACCTGATTCTTTGTAAAACCTTGCAATTTACTTACTACAATTTTTTTAGATCCTGTAAAACCTTGTATCGGTATTTTAACCAATGGTATGTACTTCGGTTCACATTCTGACATAAACCAAATTAATTCGTAAAATGTTTTAACGGGGCTAATTGCTTCATTTTTATAAAGAACGGTTAACCGGTCATAAATAAAATCGTCATTATTTAACCCCACTATAAAATCTTTGTACTTAAATTCATAAGAACGCTTATCCCCTTCAAACCCAAACGCAATCATTTTTTCTATTAATA